CAGACTGAAGCAGTTGACCAGTCATACCTGAATCAAAATGATCCTCGTATGCCTAAGTTTGCTGAAGGTCAAGAAAATGGTCGAAGTTTTGGAAAGGGCAAAAAATAAATAGGAGAAACAATCATGGCTACTACAGCTAGTCCTTACGGACTTAAAGCGGTAAACCATATAGGCGGTACCCCTTATGCGGGCTCTACGCGTCTATTACCGATTGCTTCTGGATACGGAACTAATATATATAATGGCTCGGTTGTTGCAATCGTAGCTGCGGGAACTGTTGAAATTGTTACAGATTTAGGTGACAACGCAGACGCATTCCCTGCTGGTGTTATTGGTGTTTTTGTAGGTTGTACTTACACAGACCCTAACCTCGGCACAGTAGTGTTTAGAAACAACTGGCCTACAGGCACAGTAGCAGACGACGCTCAAGCATATATTGTTGACGACCCAGATGTAATTTTTATGGCACAAGCGGACGGCGCAGTTACACAAGCTGACTTAGGTCAGAATACTAACTTCGCAGCAGTTCAATCTACAACTACAGGCGATACTACTACAGGTAATTCTAATAGTGCAGTATCCTCTACAACAGCGGCGACAAACACTATTGCTTTCCGTATTGTTGACTTTGTAGACAGTCCAACTTCAACCGTGGGTGATGCATTCACAGACTTATTAATTAAGTTTAATGCAGGTATACACTCATATGACAATGCAACTGGAATCTAATTAAGGAGAATAAAACATGGCAATTTCAAGAGCCCAGCTCCTTAAGGAGCTATTACCAGGACTTAACGCGTTATTCGGCTTAGAATATGCACGTTATGGGGAAGAGCATAAAGAGATTTACGAAACTGAATCTTCAGATCGTTCTTTCGAAGAAGAAACAAAACTAGCTGGCTTTGCAGCCGCACCTTTGAAAAATGAGGGAGCAGCTATTGCATATGATAATGCACAAGAAGCTTTTACAGCTAGATACAACCACGTAACAATTGCTTTAGGATTCAGTTTAACTGAAGAAGCAGTTGAAGATAATCTATATGATAGTCTTTCAGCTCGCTACACTAAAGCTCTTGCACGTTCAATGGCAAACACTAAACAAGTTAGAGCAGCTAATGTTCTTAACAATGGTTACAACCAGAACTTCCTTGGTGGCGATAACCGTTCATTGTTTGGTACTAATGCCGCTGGTGCAGTTACTAACCACCCATTAGTTTCAGGTGGTACTAATAGTAATACACAAGCGACACCAACAGACCTTAACGAAACAGCATTAGAAAACGCAGTGATTCAAATCGCAGCATGGACTGATGAAAGAGGTCTATTGATTGCAGCTAAACCACGTAAGTTGGTTATTCCACCAGCTCTACAATTCGTTGCTACTCGTTTATTAGATACACAACTTCGTGTTGGTACAGCTGATAACGATATCAATGCATTAAGAACTAACGGTGCAATACCAGAAGGTTATACAGTAAACCACTATCTAACTGATGGTGACGCTTACTTCCTAACTACTGACGTACCTAACGGTATGAAGCATTTTGAAAGAACTGCTTTAACAACTTCTATGGATGGTGATTTTGATACAGGCAACGTAAGATATAAAGCCCGTGAAAGATATTCATTCGGTTGGAGTGATCCACTAGGTATGTGGGGTTCACCAGGTGCATAAGTAGTTTTTATAGTTCTACTTAGCACTACCTCTGAAAAGCCTGGCTCCTCTCTGCTGGGCTTTTCTTTATCTAACACTCATGAATATGCTTAGTACTAAAAGTAAATAAGTATATATAATTCTTCTATCAGCAATGCTGAAATCTAAAACAAAGGAGAAATATTATGTGGACAACACCAGTTGCAACTGAAATGCGTTTCGGTTTTGAAGTAACAATGTACGTAATGAACAAGTAATTTTTTGTTTTAAACTAAGGGGCTTCGGCCCCTTTTTTGTTGTATAATAGTGTGAAAACGTGTAAGATTAATTATCTGGGAACAACCAGCTTATCAGACTGCCCCAGCAGACGCATACACGACAGATAAGCTTAACTTTGTATGGAGAACTTAAAATGTCAAGATCAACCTTTTCAGGTCCCGTTGCCTCAACTAACGGATTTGTGCCTTCAGGCCCTTCAACAGCAGTCAATGCTACAGCAACTATTACAGCACAGAATCTTCAAGTAGGATATGTTACTTCTACTTCAGCAGCTGCAACAACTATTACACTTCCCATTACTACTACAGCAGGTGGTGTTACAGGAATATCTCAACAATTAGGTGCGGTAAGAGGACAACAATTTTCTTTTATAGTAGATAACACAGGCGGGGCTGACGACGTAACAGTTGCTTTAGGTACTGGTGGATCATTATCTGATGCCGCTACTATTGCTGCTTCTGCAGTTGCTTTCGGTAGACTAGTAGTTGCTTCTGGTGCTACTGGTATGGCTCAATTCACTATGATGTTTACTGGTGGTGATGGAGTAACTCCTGGTTCAGCTACAGGTTACACACTTACACGTACTGCTTAAATAGGAGAATAGACAATGGCTATAACAACAGATATATGGGCCGTCACTCCTAGTTATTCAGCTACGTTATATAGAGCCGCAGCCGCTATTGGTGGTGCTGGTGATATAACATTAATAACTAACCAGCCTCTAGATAACGGGGCTGGCTATAAAATTCTATTCACTTGTGCAGGAGACGCAACTGCCGCTACATTTACTATCACTGGATACGTAGCTGGGGATTTATCTCAGTCTGTAACCACTGAAACTGTAGCTGGTGTTGATACTGGAACTGCAACTTCTACAAACTATTATTCTAGAATTACTAGTATTTCATCAGATGCAGCGGTAGCAACCAATGTAAGTATTGGAAACGCTATTGCTGATGGTATGGCTTTACCTAGAACTAGAATGAAAGGATTCTATTTTGTAGGTTCTGCAGGGGCAGGTAGTGTTACATTAACCTTAGATGGTAATGCAGCATCAGATAGAGTTTTATTAAGTATAGCTACTCCAGCTAACGTAGAGTCACAACAAATGGCTTTACCAGGCGACGGAATTTTAATTAACGGAAATGAGCCACAAACAACGTTTGGAGTAGTAACTCAAACAGCAGCTGTGACATCATTAACGGTATTCTGTGGATAAACTATGGAAGAAGAGCCCAAACCAACTAAGAACGATGATCGCCTCGAAGAACTGAGGCGATGGTTTGAAGCATTAGGGGATTGTGTATAGATGGCAACACCTAGAAAAAAAGGAATGGGAATCAAAACTTCGGTTAAGTCAGGCAATTTTAGAAAGACTAAATCAGGAGCGGGGATGACAAAGAAAGGTGTAAAAGCCTATCGAGCTGCAAACCCAGGTTCTAAACTTAAAACAGCGGTAACAGGGAAAGTTAAGAAAGGTTCTAAAGATGCAAAGAGACGCAAGTCATTTTGTGCAAGATCTGCAGGACAAATGAAGAAGTTTCCTAAAGCTGCTAAAGATCCAAACTCTAGATTGCGTCAAGCACGTAAACGATGGAAATGTTAAAAATGGATGAGACAACAAAACACTTGATAGACCTATCGGCTATCTTCACTGCAGTAGGTACCATGATGTCGTGGCTACCACACTTGGCTTCACTATTTACTATTATATGGATGATTATTCGTATTTGGGAAACCAATACGGTACAAAAGCTATTTGGTAAAAAAGAAGTTATTGAAGACGAAGGTGCTAAACCAAGAAAACCAGAAGCTTCAAGTAATAGGATTAATAAGTAGTGCCACCTAAGTCTAAGAAACAAAAGAAGTTTATGCAAGCAGTAGCTAAAAACAAAAAGTTTGCTAAAAAAGTAGGGGTACCACAAAAAGTAGGAAAAGAGTATATTAAAAAACCGAAAAGGAGAAAAGCATGAATACTAAAAGAATGAACCGCCTTGAAGAATTAGGTCGCGTTGACGCAGAAAAGGGCTACACTGCTAAAGGCAAAAGAAATTTAAAAGATGAAAAGGAACGTGTAGTTAGCGAATTAAAAATGAGAAAAGGCGGTAAAGTCAAAGGGTACGATGAAGGCGGCAAGGTTACTATGACTTCTATGAAGAAAGATAAAGAAGGTCGCGCTTTGGCTAAGAATAAGAAAAAAATGACTGCAAAACAAATGGCAGACGCAGCTGGCAGAGCTATGGGTAAAGCTATGAGAAGTCCTGAAAAAAGAAACTTTGATAAAGTTATGTCGGATTCTAAGAAAGCTAGAAGTAAAAAAATGATGATGGGTGGTAAAGTCAAAGCATACAAGAAAGGCGGAAAAGTTAGCTCAGCATCTAAACGCGCAGACGGATGTGCTACTAAAGGTCACACCCGTGGTCGTATGGTTTAACTAAGGAGAATTAAAATGGCTTTAGATAGTAAAGGTAGAAAATTACCACCTCTTGAAAAGAAAGCGTCAGCTTATGAGGAAAGAAATATTAAGAAACGTGATGACGCATCTGCAAAAAAAGCAATCAATAATATGGTTAGAAATAGAAACCCTCGAAAGAAGGGGGAAGCTCCTTACGCTTATACTAAACGAATAAATAAGTTAATTGCTAATAATCAAATAGATAGTAAACCTAAAGTTATTAAAACTGAAGTTGATAAACCTAAAGTTGATAAACCTAAAGTAAAGAAACCTGAGGTTAAAAAAGCCAAACCTTCTTTTGGTAAATCTTTTGCAGATGCTAGACGTTCTGGTAAAAAAACTTTTATGTGGAATGGTAAATCTTACACAACTAAACGTGCAGATGATAAAGCTAAAACACCAATTAAATCTCAAGACGCTAAGCCAAACCCGTCTAATGCTCCAAGACCAGACTTTACAGCTAAATCTATAGAAAAAAAAGGTGAGACTAAAAAAACAAATATTGAAAAACCTGTAAACAAAAAATCTACATTAGATAAAGTTAAAGATGTTATAGGTATTGGACGTCCTGCTACTAAGAAAGAAAAAATGGGTAGAAGTTTACAAAGAAAAGCTCAAGCTTCTATGGGATTTAAAAAAGGTGGCTCTATTGATGGCTGTGCTAAACGTGGTTTTACAAGAGCCAAGAGGTCTAGATAGTGAGAGCCTCTCGCGGAATGGGTATAATAAACCCAAAGAAATTAAAAAACTGCGGGTGTAGTCACTCTAAACCTAAGAAGATGAAAGCTGGGGGTAAGGTCTTTAAGTCTCATATGATGTATGATATGGAGACAGGCAAAGGTGTAAAAGCCCCTACTATGGCTAAACATTTAGAGCTTAAGAAAAAAGGATATGGTCATACTAAACCCACTAAATTAAAAAAAGGTGGTAGTGTAAAAGATGCTTGCTATCATAAAGTAAAGGCAAGTTATAAAGTCTTTCCTAGTGCTTATGCTTCTGGTGCTATTGCTAAATGCAGAAAAAAGAAAGGTAAAAAGTAATGGCAGTCCGAAAGACAGCTAAAGGAGCTGCTTTAAAACGCTGGTTTAAAGAAGACTGGAAGGACGTAAAGACAGGTAAAGCTTGTGGTAGGAAAAAAGGTGATAAACGTGGTACACCTTATTGCCGACCTACTAAACGAGTTTCTAGTAAAACTCCAAAAACATCTGGAGAAATGACAGCAGCACAAAAGAAGTCTAGAATAGCTCAAAAGAAAAGACTTGGACAACCGGCAGGTAAACCAAGAAGAGTTGCCTCACTTAAAAGGAGAAAGGCGACCAGGAAGAAGAAATAGTGGATATTAGTAGAATATTAATAAGTTTGATACCATTAATACTAGTATCTATGTGGTGGGTGGTAGACTCAATAAACTCATTAAATAGTCGTGTGGTTTTAATTGAACAAAATATGAGTCACCTTATTAGCCCTTCAGGAGAAATAATAGCATCTTTAGATAATGAGATAGAAAGGGCAAAGATAAAAGAAATACTTATAGAAGATTTACATAATTTAGAAGTTAGACTATATATAGTAGAAGAAAAAATAAAGGTGAAATAATATGGCTACAACAGACACACATGCATTTAATTTAGATCTTAACCTTCTTGTAGAAGAAGCGTTTGAAAGATGTGGTGCAGAGTTAAGAACAGGATATGATTTAAGAACTGCAACTCGTAGTTTAAATTTACTTACAATAGAATGGGCTAACCGAGGCATAAACTTGTGGACTGTTGAACAAGGACAGATACCATTAGTTGCAGGTACAGCCACTTACGATTTGCCCGCGACGACCATCGACCTCATGAGCCAAGTCATAAGAACTGGGTCTGGAACAACTCAGTCTGACATAGCTATTTCTAGGGTGTCAAATCCTACTTATGCATCTATCCCAAGTAAGAACGACACGGGCAGACCGATACAGGTTTATATAGATAGACAAGCAGAGATTCCTAAGATAACTCTATGGCCTATTCCTAATGACGCAAGTTATACTTTTGTATACTGGATGTTAAAAAGAATTGATGATGCGGGTACAGGTGTTAACACACAGCATATTCCATTTAGATTTTTACCGTGCATGGTAGCGGGATTAGCTTATTATTTATCACTTAAGATTCCAGAAGCTGGAGACAGAGTACAATTTTTAAAATCAGAATATGAAGAGCAGTGGCTACTTGCTTCAACTGAAGACAGAGAAAAAGCAACTTTAACTGTAGCACCAAGAACATCGTATATATAGGAGATTAAGATGAAAGAAGTACCAGCAAACAAAAAGAAAAGTTTAGGAAAGCTACCTTCAGAAGTACGTAACAAAATGGGATTTATGAAAAAAGGTGGTAATGTTAAAGGTTATGCACCTGGTGGCGACGTATCAAAAAATAAGAAAGATCCTGGATTTACAAAAGAATTTACATCTAGAGTTAAAAAAGGCATGAGTCCCAAAGAAAGAAAAGATGCAGAAAAAAGAGACGCATATGAAATAGGACTTAGAAATAAAAAGAAAGGTGGTATTAGAGGTGCTGCAACTCAAATAATTGATAACGCTGTGGGCGTTGGTAGAGGGACAGCATCAGAAAGAAAAGAACTTAAAAAAGGCTATGAAGATATGAAAAAAGCTCAAAAGGCTAAAAAGTTAAAAGCAGGTGGTAAAGTTAAAGGCTATGAACATGGTGGTTCAGTCAAAGGTAAAGGTAAATGTAAGATAGATGGTATAGCTATTCGTGGTAAAACTAGAGCTAAACGTAAGTAATGAGCAATAGGTATACAACTAATAAGAACGCTATTGCAGACTGTGATGTTTGTGGTTTTCAGTTTAAGCTTAGAGAACTAAAAGATTTATATGTAAGAAAAACTAATACTAATATTAAAGCTTGTAAGGAGTGTTGGAACCCAGATCAACCACAGAATATGCAGGGGATGTATCCAGTAGAAGATCCTCAAGCAGTGCGAGATCCAAGACCTGACCAGAGTTTTAATGACAACAACGTAACTGGGTCAAGAGATATACAATGGGGATGGGAACCTGTTGGTGGAGCAAGACCTCCATCTAATGAGTTTACAGGAAATAATTTAGTAAGTTCAGGAGTAGTAGGAACTGTTACAATAACAATAACTTAGGAGAAAGAAATGAAAGAGAACCAAGAAAGAAAACCAAAAATGGTAGATGGATATGCACAACCACAAATGGTTCCTGTACCTAACACGGCAGGTTATCCTGAAAAGAATGTTAAAACTTCTGGCGTAGAAACTCGTGGCAATGGTGCAGCAACTAAAGGCACTAAAGCTCGCGGTCCTATGGCGTAAGGATAGTTTATGACTTACGCAGAATTAGTCGCAC